TGAACCTCTCCAATAAGCAAAACCAGTTGCTAAATATGAAAAGGGTACATGAGCTAACCCAGTAACAGTACCATCGGACCAAGGCGATGAATAATTCTGAGGCCTATTGTAAAAGGAATACAGTTCGGCACCCACTAGATCGGTATTGGTCCAATCAAAAGAATGAAACCAACCAGATACACTCTTGATGTGTGCAAAGGACATCTCATCTATAGAAGAACCCATCATAAAAGGAACAGGTTCTAGAGTATGAGAAGGATTCAGGGCAACAACATCAGCATTAGACAAACCATCTGCATTACCAGCTGTCCAAGTAGGTAAGCTCAAAACTGGTTGTGTAACACCCAAATTTTGTGGTTTACTGTATCCCAATGCTTCGGCAACTTTTGCCCCCATTGAAGCAGCTCCAGATGCCATAGAGGCATAGGAGCCCAAAAAGGGTACATTGCCCAACATTTTGGTTGCAGCAGCAAATTTGGCGAGTGTTGATGAAATGGGCTTATCTGACGTATCTTCAGCTTCTTTAGAAAGTATAGCCTTCTTGAAGCTTTTGGTCTTGATACGCGAAGATTCACCTGTAAAATCAGGTCCAGTTAATTCTACATCCTCCCAATGAGCATAAATCCTATAAGGTATATTCGTAGTTGTACCTAAACTGGGACAATAGGCAACTAGATAAAACCTTCCAGGACTTGTAAGAGGATCGACCCAACCGTCATCATCCATAAGGTTCATGTATGAATAAGGTTGTATGTAGGGTATGCGTAGTTCAGCACCAGTGTCGTGCACATCGACATCAATACCAGGTAACGTTGAAATATTTGTCAAGGTATATGTATGACTAGATTTATAAGCGTTGTAACCTGATCCAGTGACTGAACCATGAATTCCAGGGCAGGGCAAGTAGCAAAGACGGAGTCTGCCTGCTTGAAAAGGTTCTGCTTGCAACTGCAATCGAATCACGCAGGTGCCTCGCATAAAGCGGTAACCACGAACCTTCTGGGCCCACATAGCAGTGTTCTGTACAAGCTTAAGGATATCATAAGTGGCCAAAGTTGTTTTTGGCACAGTGGATGTGGTATAATTCCCATTAGTAACGGAGATGGGTTTAGCTAAAAAGTCTTTAATAGAAGCTATATCTACTGGCATGACGTCTGAAGGATTCCTAAGTTCCTTCCCAACCTCAAAAGTAGAAACAAGACCAGCCTCTTGGAAAGTCGTTGTAGCATTGGTAGTAGTAGTCGGTTGTAGCAAAGTTCCTGCATACGTTCCGATATCATTATTATTATTTTGTTGTTCAGCCAGTTAAGTAAATTCACCCATACTTTAACTGAATATACGGGTATAGTAGATATCTAGATATTGGTGATTATCCCCTCCACCTTGATAAGTAAATCTAAATAGATAAGAGGTTGTGTGGGTATATAAGCATATGATACGTTTTTCATCTACAGGGCATTGGTATCTAAGTTCATGATATACCTGGTATATGTTACGCCTCCACATTAGGCGTAACCCATCATCATATCACCTTCAATAGCTGTTTCAAAGCTATCGAAAGCTGATCTGTATTCGTAATGCTCGATGGCAAGCTTGCGAATAATTGGGGCATAGATCTCAAAAGTTCTCTTTCCGTGCCGGGCTAACTCGCAAAAGAAAGAATCTAATCTCAGACAAAAGTCAGCATCTGAGGTGTTTTTCCTCTTCCAATTGAGAGTTTCAAGAATGACAGTGAGTTCCAAAGGCGCTACAATGCGCCCTTGTTCAAACCTGAACATTCTCTTAAGGTAGTTGATCTCAAATATGGTGCGTCCCGAGACGCTAGAACCAT